CAAATGCAGGTCGTTCAAGTTCTCCATCAGGTTCTATTACAACAGGAAGCAATAATGTAGTTCTTGGAAATGATAGTGTTACAGACTTATGGTGTGCTGATACATCTATTTCTTCATCAGATTTAAGGGATAAAACTGATATTGAAGATTTTACACATGGTTTAGATTTTGTAATAAAATTAAATCCTAAAACATATAGATGGGATAAAAGAAGTTGGTATGTAACTGGTGATGAAAGTGTATTAGACGTAACACCAGATGGTTCTAAAAAGAGAAATAAAAAGCATGTTGGTTTTATGGCACAAGACGTATTAGCACTAGAACAAGAAATAGGTTTTGCTAATGATACAGATGATATGTTGGTCGTTAATCAAACTGAAGATGAAACTAGATATGGTCTAAAATACGAAAGATTAGTACCAGTATTAGTAAATGCAATCAAAGAACTTAAAGCAGAAATAGAATTACTAAAAAACAAATAATGTTAAACACATACGTTGTCGAAGGTGGAGTTGGTAAGTGTACTGCATTTAGTGCATTAATTCCTAAGTTAAAAGAAAAAGGAGATGTGCAAATATACACACCTTACATTGGTTGCTTTGCAAGTAATCCAGATGTTAAATTAGTTTTAGAACAAACAATACCTTTGCAAGACGCAAGAATAATGGCATCTGATAATATTTTTTATTGTGAGCCTTACAAATCTAATTTTCAATTTGGCAAACAACATATTATTGAAAGCTACTGTGAACATCATGGTGTTGAATATGATAAGTCTATGACACCTAAATTATATACGACACATCATAAAGATAGTGTTAAAGAATGGCTAACTAAGAATGAGATTGGTAAATATATAATGATACAATTCTCTGGTGGACAACCACAAGCTGGTTTTAATGCTAGTAATCAATACACAAATATTAATCCAAATAGAAACTATCAACCTTATCTTGCTCAACAAGTAGTTAATATGTTGAGAGAAGAATATCCTGACACTACTATTATCAACTGTGTTTTACCTAATGAGCCACATTATATGAATACTATTAGATGTGATTTACATTGGACACAATTACATGAAATGTTGAAAGACGCAGAAGGGTTCGTTGCTATTGATAGTTGTTTACAACACTTCTCACCATCAGCAAATAAAGCTGGAGTAGTTGTTTGGGGTTCAACAAGATGGACACAATTTGGTTACGAACACAACAAAAACCTACAGTTTCACATGGGAAATGACTGGGATGAGGCTAAATATAATGATAGCGATCCTAGAAATAACATGGTAGAACCGAAAATAATTCTTGATGAATTTAAAAAACTTGATACAACTAAACCCGTTGCATGCGCAACAAAATAAGGAGAAAATATTATGAGTGAAGACGTAAAAACTGCAGAAGATATAGCACAAGATTTTACAGCTATGGGACACAGTGTTGAATTAATCAATGGTATCATTGATGGATCTAAAATGGTTGATGAAGAAGCTGAGGATAAACAATCAGCTGTTGACAGAAACGTTGAGCACCTAGAGCTTATGGTTGCTAAAGATTTTTGGACTGATGAAGACATGACTGCTGTCAATTCCGCTATTTCTGCTGGTAAATCATACACAGCTTAGTATTAATTTCCTGTAGATAAGATATGTTGATATAACTAGGAATCTAGTATATTTTAAACTAAGGATTAATGTATGCTACAAAAACTAGGATTTGCACCAGGATTCAATAAACAAGTCACAGAGACCGGGGCCGAGGGTCAATGGTTTGATGGTGATAATGTACGTTTTAGATACGGTAGTCCAGAAAAAATTGGTGGTTGGGAACAACTTGGCGGCGATAAACTAACCGGTGCCGGAAGAGCTATCCATAATTGGAACAATAATATTAGCCAAAAATATTCCGCAATAGGTACTAATAGAATTCTTTATGTCTACTCTGAAGGAGCTTTCTACGACATACACCCAATAAGAGTTACCGTTACCGGAGCCGATTTTACAAGTACTTCAGGATCTACCACAGTTACAGTAACAGCTTCTTCTGCCGTTCATGGTTTAGAAAACGATGATATAGTAATGTTTGACGCTGTCTCTGGTTTATCTGGATCTACTTTTACCGATGCTACATTTCAAGATCAAAAATTTATGGTTACCTCTGTGTTATCAAGTAATTCTTTTACTATTACTATGGCAACTACTGAATCAGGTACAGCTTTAACTAATGCAGGTTCTGCCTCAATACTATGTTATTATTCAGTTGGTCCTTCAATACAGAAAAGTGGTTTTGGTTGGGGTACAGGTCTATATGGTGGTACTGCTCCAGGTGCTGCAACAACAACATTAGCTACGACTATTGATAGTTCTATTACAACAATTGTTTTAACAAGTTCTGCAGCGTTTCCGGCAACAGGGACAATACAGATAGGAACAGAGTTTATTACTTACACAGCAAATAACACGGGAACAGGGACCTTGACTGGTGCTACTAGGGGAACCAGCGGAACCACTGCTGCAGCACATAGTTCTGGAGTTGCTGTCACAGATGTTTCAAATTACAATGGATGGGGTCTCAGTGCTTCTTCTAATCAATACACGCTTAACCCAGGTTTATGGGTTTTAGATAATTATGGTACAAAATTAATTGCTCTTATTTATAATGGTGAATGTTTTGAATGGGATGCTGGTCCAAATAATGCAGTCAATACTAGGGCAACTATTATTACAGGTGCACCAACAGCTTCTCGTCATGTAGTAGTATCAACACCAGACAGACATTTAGTGTTCTTTGGAACAGAAACTATTATAGGAGATAAGACTAGTCAAGATGATATGTTTATCAGATTTTCTTCACAAGAAGATATTAATACATATACTATTAGGGCTGAGAATACTGCGGGATCTCAAAGACTTGCCGAAGGATCTAAGATCATGTCTGCTATTAAAGGTAGGGATGCAATCTATATTTGGACCGATACTGCATTATTTTTAATGCAATTCGTTGGACGACCTTTTACTTTTGCATTTCAACAGGCCGGAACTAACTGCGGTTTGATTGGAAAGAATGCAGCTGTAGAAGTCGACGGTTCTGCTTATTGGATGTCTAGAAATGGGTTCTTTAATTATGATGGTCAGTTAAGATCTATGCCTTGTCTGGTAGAAGATTTTGTTTATTCAGTGGACCCTGGACTTGGTATTAATACTATTCCAAAAGATCTATTTAATGCAGGTGTTAATAACCTATTTGGAGAAATAAACTGGTTCTATTGTAGCGCAGGTTCAGCTGTTGTAGATAGGGTTGTTACTTATAACTATTTAGATTCAACATCCCAAAGGCCTATTTGGACTGTGGGTAGCCTTGATAGAACTGCTTGGAAAGATTCAGCAGTTTATGACAAACCTCATGCTACCTATTATAGCGCTACTGATAATGCTTCTTACGATGTTACTGGTAATACGGATGGAAGTACGATATATTATGAACAAGAAACAGGGACTAATCAAGTTAATGCAGGAGGAATAATTACAGCAATTCCAGCTAACATTCTTTCTGGTGATTTTGATATTACCCAAAAAAGAAGCAATTCGGGTCAAGCTGTAGGGACACCGGATACTCGGGGAGATGGTGAGTATGTTATGAGAATTATGAGATTTATACCAGATTTTATTGAACAGGATGGCACTACAAAAGTAAGTTTTACAACTAGAAATTATCCTAACAGTACACCGGTCACTACAAATTTTGATACTACTTCAGCAACAACTTTTAAAAGTACTAGAATAAGAGCTAGATCAATTGCATTAAAAGTTTCTAATACCGGTACAGATGAGAAATGGAAACTAGGTACATTTAGATTAGACATAGCTCCAGGAGGAATGAGATAATGGCCCCATCTTTTTATAATAAAGCCGATCAAGAACTATATAAAAAATATAAATTTCTTCCGCAAGAACAATACAGACTAAGTCTTAACTTACCAACAACTCCAGATCCTGTAGCTAATCAAGGTATTGTAAACACAAATTCTTTTACAAACTCTGGTGGTGGGGATGGTTTTAATCCAGCAGGTAATATGTTTGGAGAAGGAACAGCAGTTAAACCTGTTTTTGGAAATACTTATATTGATACAGCTAAAAGAGAAGGTGCAGATTCTTTGCCTGCATATGAAAAGTTAACTGAAGCAGGAGGAACTGCACCAGGTGGAATGTATCAAACAGATTATTTTCCTGGGACTCAAAATGAATTAGTAGATGCAATGGGGAGAAAAACAGGTCAACCAGGTTATAACCCTAACATAGATATGACTGAAGATGCTTTTAAAAAAGCACAGGATAAAAAAGGTTTTTTAAGTAAAATGTTTAATAGAGCTAAACAAGCTAAAAGTAATTTACCGGGTTGGGCACAAGCTGCCATGGCAGCAATTAATCCTTTTTCTTTACTTAGTGGTCTTGGAGGTGATGGACCTAAATATGGTATTGCTGGATTAACAGATAAACAAAAAGGATTGTATGATTCTCTAGCTTCACAAGGAATGTTGTTTAATGATCAAGGTATAATGAAAACTTTTGATGGTAAAAACTTTAGTCAAGTAGATGAAGAGACTTATGATAATTATTTTGATAACAAAATAGATAGATTTGGAAGTCTTGAAGCATATGAAAATTATATAAATGAAATTGACCCTAAAACAGGATTACCGGTTACAAGTAGAAAAAATTTACGTAATGTTTATGACTATAATCAAAAAGGTTATACCGGTTTAACTGGTAATAACGATATAGACATTGCTAGACAAAAACAATCTAATGCAATACTTAAAAATGAAATTTTAACTAGAAAAATTAGAAAAGAAGCCAAAAAAAGAAAAGATAAAGATACTACACCTAAAACTACTACACCTAAGACTACTACACCTAAAACTACTGGTGGTGGAAATGGAAGCACTAGTGGTGGAGGTGGAAGCACAGGGGCTGGTGATTCAACAGGACAATCTACAGGTAGTAGTGGCGGATACAATGATGGCAATTATTGTTTTGACCCAAGTACTCCTATTCAAATGTCTGACGGATCAACTAAAGAAATTAAAAACATTCAATTGGGTGATGCTACTAAAGGCGGAGAAGTCACAGGTGTATTCCAATTTAAAGCATCTGATGAAATTCATGATTACAAAGGTGTTACCGTTGCAGGTAGTCACTACGTGAAAGAAGATGGTAGATTTATTATGGTTAAAGATAGCCCACTTGCAGTTAAGATTGATAAGATACCAGTTGTTTACTCACTAGATACAAGTGGTAGAAGAATATTTATTAAAAACATTGAGTTCGCTGATTACAATGGTGATGGCGTTGCTAAAAACTTTTTAACAAATGCTGGTGTTGATTTATCTGGATTTGATAAAGAAGTATTAAGACAAGTAGAGCAGAGGTTAATATAATGACAAAAATTATTAAATCATTAACTAGAGCATCTTATTCAAGAGGTGGAAGAACCGGATACTTTTTTGGTAGTAGAGTAGGATACGCAGAAGGTGGACCTATTTACTCAAGACTAGGTACTTTAAGTTCTGGTGTATTATCTGCTGAACAACAATTACAAGGTATTAATGCTTCACTACAAAAAGCTGAATCTGACTTAGGTTCAGACTCTCCTGGTGGTGGATCAAGTCTAGCAGGCGGTCCAAGTTTTACATCTAATTTTGAAGACGCTAATAACCCCGGTCCCGGTAGCAATCTTCTTTTTGGTGGTAGCAGTGTTATTACTTCTCCGACGACTCCACCGGGACAAGGATCAGTTGAAGAACCATCAGGACCTTTGGGTTCACTTTATGGTGGTGGAAGTGGCGGTATTATTAAAAATACTATGGCACCTCGAGAACCAGGTCAAACTCAACCAGATCAACCATTAAGTTCATATGGTAACAAAGATCCAATAACAGGGGGAGCTCCAAAAGTTGGTAAACCCTATATTCCCGATCAATACACGCCCGGTAATTCCAGCGAACCTTTACAACAAACACTTACAGGTCAAGAATTAGTAAACAACATTCAAATGAGGATGCAACAAAGAGATGTAAAAATGCCTTCATTTAATGCATATGCTCAAGACGTTATGAAAACAGGTGGTTACCCTACTAAACAAATTGAAGACTATAGTGATTTAGACCCGGTTGGATCTGGTCCAAAACAATTACCATCTGCAGGCGGAGGTTTAGGTAGTTTTGCACCTGGTGTTGATCCTATGGGTTCAAGAAAAGAAAACCCAACTGGACCTTTATTTAACTCTTTAAATAGAAGTACAATAGGAAATGGTTTTTATGATTTAAATAAAGGACTAGGAAGTATTTTATAATGGCAAAAATTGTACAATCATTAACTAGAGCGGCTAAAGAATATGAACAAAGAAACATGCAATCCCTGGTCAGGGATCTGGACTCAGTGATCACAAAATTAAACACTTCTTTTCAGGAAGAAGTAAAACAGGAGATAGAAGCTAAGAGCTTCTTTATGGAATAATGGCAGTAGTAAATCAATATAAATTTTATGGAATAACAGTAACGGCTGCAGAAACTGCAACATTACTATCCCCAGATGTTAATGAAACTATAATAATTAAATCAATTAGGTTAAGTAATTTGTCGGGTTCTAATAACCCTATCATTACTTTAAAAGATAACAACATAGCTTTATTTAATGCTCAAACATTAGCTCACGACGCTTCATTAGAACTACTTACTCAACCTTTAATAGTTGAAGGAGGTACTACTTTTACTTATACTACATCAGGTACAGTATCTGCCGGCGTTGCTATTGG